AAAGATAGTTACTTTTTTACTTATATACAACTTTGCGCTGCACTTAATTATTCACGTTATATATATAATAGGTATATAACAGCATTCAAACAACGTTTAAACGCTATTCAAATGCAATATAAATCAATGCTTTTTATAAACCATTATATCTGTGTACTTCGAATTATAGTTTAGCGTTGTATTTACTTTCACCTGTGTAGCGTGTTCAAAGGGATTGCAATTCTCTTTATTTTCACCCATCCATTCGCAAAGCTCTAATATTTGAGATTTGTTCGAAGTGAAGTAAATGTAGTCATGATTTACAAGAACTGAGAGCACATCGAGATATTCTTTTAATCCCCATGTCATCGTGTAAGTTCCTACTTCAGTTGAAAGATAAGGTGGGTCGACTAAAAACAGCACATTAGGTGTATCTTTATACTCTTGAAATAACTCTTTGTAGTCTTTAGACACTACTTCCACGCCTTCAAGATAACCATCTGCGTTAAATTCATTTTGCCTTACAACATTATAGAATGTTTGCTTTGTAAGTTCTGCAAAGCTAGTTACATACTTCATGGAGAACAAAAGCGAAGAAGACAGCGTAATATAATCTACAAAGCCATATCTATTTTCATGAGCTTTCACAACTTCTAATATAACTTCTTTAATGTCTTTCGCAATCATTTTATCTCTTGGAAGTTCCTTTGTTAACTCCCTAATTTTAGCGAGTAACTCATTCGTTTGCGGTATCGCCTTTAGACGTCTACTGTAATTATCAAAATCGTTATATACAACTTTTGCAAGTGGCTTTTCTTGCTTTGCGGTATGCGAAAGTAAGCCAGAACCACCAAATAAATCTACAATAGTTATATCATCTTTATAGTGAGATAATATAGTCTTTACATCTTTTATAAACTTACGTTTTTGCCCCATAAATGGTAGGGGTGCTTGGAAATAATTTTTCTTTAATTGCATAATGTTTTTTTGTTTTTCGATTATTATTTGTAATTTTGCATCTCTCACTTACATTCTCTTTAAATATAAAGCACGTAGTCACGGCAGAGGATTTTGTCCCCCAACCCGTGGCTACGTGCTTAGAGTAAATGTAGGTGAGATGATATTTACAAAAGGTTGGGGGATTTTTTTTGCCTCCCCCAGGGGCAAATTAAACAGCTAAATGAAGTTCTTTGCTTCCATACTCAAAGATTTCTTTTGCTTCCTTTTTAGCTTTCTTTCTATACTCCTGGAATTCTTTCCACTCGCTTTCATGTTCTTTCAAACCATCTTCGCTTAAGTAGTTGCAAATTAATGCTTCTACCTTTGATTGCGAATACTTCTCACGAATGAGTTTCTCAAGAACTTTGTCGTAGCCCCATTCGCCTGGCTCAAGTTGCAAGAACTCACAAGTAAAAATGCCTTCTTTTTCCTCGATGAATGCCGAGAATGACACTACAAGTAAGCCATATTGACGTGAAGTCCAAACTCTTACAGGTTTTGTTGATTGCGTAATTTTCATATTTGTTTTTACTAATTAGAATTGACATACAGGAAGTGCCTGTATTCTAAAGTTATTACTATAATTATAATTTATTTCAAAGCATTCAGCTTCTTTTTTGCCTGGTGATTTTTGCTCAACACGAAGTGTCCTCACACTGTTTGTTCTTCCAAAGTTTGCACGTTGCGAAGACGTCCAAAGTTCAGGCGTATTTTTCACGCCATTTGAGTTCACTGTAAAGCTCATTAGAGAGAATATACTATCTTTAATTGCTTGCGCAAATATTCCACGTTCAGCTTTCAGATATTCCTCTACAATATAGATAGCTTCACCAACCGCAGGTAAATACCACTCGTGCGCTCTAAAGGCTGCGTTGAGGCTTTCATTATGTCCTTTCAATCCAGGCTCAAAAGCATAGCAAAGTGAGTAGGCTGGATAGTAATAAGCTGCAATACTGTTATCATAGTCATCAACATTTCTAGGGCGATGTATATTCATAAGCGAAAGCAAGTTATTATATTCACTTCCAACGCTATTTGCAACTGGTATAGGCAAATTAACGCCACTATCTTGTAGAATTACATCACGATGCTTTATTGTAAGCAATGTATCTATTTTTCCTACAGGTAACTTTTCACCTGCACGATGGTCTAAAGTGTCAGACGACAAAAGGGATGAACCATCATAGCGTCTAGCTTCAGCTTCTGAATTAATTTGCGTCACACCTGGTACAAAGTGTACAGGATAACTTGGCTTATCTGTAAGCTGTACATTCACGAATTGCGCTCTAAATCCATCTATGCCTGCGGTATCTCTTATTTGCTCTAAAGACACTACTCTTCTGTCGTTTCTATCTTCTGATATGTAATAGCAAATACCTACAACAGTTAAATCTTTTCGAAGTTTGTTAGAGAAACTTCCATCGCTATAAACGTAGTCTCCAAGTGCTAATCCTCTCTCATAGAAACCTACTACTTCAGTGGCATTCAAAACTGTTCCATCAGTTAAATGAGCAGTCACTTTCACCTGTGCTTCAGGCTTTGGCAAATCGTTTTCATTGCCTATACGTCTCACTTTCAAAATACCTTTATCTTCATCTATTGTAGCAAAGTTGTTTTCTGAAATGCTCCAACGCAAAGACTTGATGTTATTTCCACGCTCTGGACGAACCTCTGCGTACAACTGAACATCTTTAGGCGATGCAATGTAAAGTTCACCGCTGATATATATGTTTGTCACAGCGAATTTTTCATAAGATATATAAAGCTTATTTGATTCATCGTCGATGTCTCCCCAGGCTTTCACAAACGCACGCTTTTGCTCATAAGTAATCTTCACATTTGAAGTGAAGGTGATTTTACCTGTGATATTTGCTCTAACTTCTGCAAGTTTAGTGATGAACGCTACATCAGAGGTTGTAAAATCAACTCCTCCAAGAGTTACATTTGAAAGCGGTGCGCCTGCTTTGTATATCTTTTGAAGTAACTCCAAGCCATTAATTTTAGGACAATTCGCATACTCGTAAGTATCGATGTTTGAAATGCCTGCAAGCTTTAAGTTCTCTTCTTTTAGCGATGTTAAGCCTTTTAGCTTAAGTGTGGTAATGCTTTCAGGAAGAACTACAACTCCTTTTACTGGAGTGCCTGAAAAATCAACTTCTTGCAGAACACCGCTTGAAAGATTGATGAGGCTTCGAAGATTCACAACGTTTCGAACGATTACCTTTTTAAGCATTCCGCACTTTGAAAGGTCGAAAGATACACCTCTCTCATTGGTGTTTGGCTTTTCTTCAGAGTAGTTCATTATTAGCTCCTCAAGTGATTTTAAAAGCGTCATGTTTTGGTCAAATTTAAAATCGCCTAAGCCTTCTAATCCATGATAGATGACATCGCCACTTGCCTTTGTAGAGTATGTTTTTAAGTCCGTGATCATGTCGGCATCGTCAATGTCGAAAGTAGCATCTTGAGGATTGGTGAAACCAAAAGGCAAAAGACCATATTCGCCTTTAATGCTTCGCACCGTTGAGAAGTTATTTGCGCCCCATTGCACGCTTGCATACATAGGTGAATAATGCTTTATCGCTAATCCTTTTCCAGTTTCATATAAACGCAAACGCAAGTTATTCACAACACTTGAACCACAGCAGTATTTGCTATCTAAATAGCGTGAACGCTTCGTCAAGAAATACTCCATTAGCTTAAGTTTATCACCATAAGCCTTGGTAAAATGTCCTGTATTTGCGTAACCCATTGCATCTGCATTGTAAAGGTTTTCACACCATTTTTTCCAATAGTCTTGGTAGCGTTTAAACATGTAAGTTGCGTTCAAACCTGCATCTCTCATAGCCTTGTACATCGTCGCAATATCATCGCTCCAACATTCGTGTATCAAGTCTATCAAGCCTGACAAACGTCCATTAAATACAGGTGAGAAACCTGATGTAAGTTTAGGTTGCCATGCGTTATTATCGTTATCAAAAACTTCTCCCTGGATGCCTTCTGTTTCACCTGTTAAAGGGTTAAACGCATCATTCCACTCAGCCCAATATTTAAAGGCTAAAACGCCCGAGTTATTGAACATACTTTGCGAATCAGTGTCACGTTCGAATAGACGTGCAGTTGCCTTTCGTACACTTCCATCTGTATTCAATTCTATATCGTCGAACGCAATACTCATATTCTTATCGAAAGAGTCCATTCCAATGATGAATTGATTAAAGATGAAATAGAAGATAGCATCTACCTTATTCAAATAGTCTTGATGAGTGTTCACAAATCGAGCCTTTCGATATGCTGGTGTATCTTTGGTATAACGTACACCATTGTATGTAATGGCTGTTTCCAAGGTGCGATATTCGCCATGTTGCACTTTGTATCTTTCAGCTAGATGAGGATTGCACGAAACTACCCAGTTGTGGAATCTTTTAATTACCGCTATCTCTTTATTTGCTTCTGCGATATTGTCTGTTGCAGACTTCACAGCACCAAGTTTATTCTTTTTATTCACTGGCGATTTTTTAGGCACACGAGCATAGTAAATAGGTGACTTACTACTTGTAGCATTGCTTTGTACTACGCTACCACCATCCAGAGAAGCATCTGTTATCTCACGATTAAAGAAGTTCACGTTCTCGTCTACCTCCCATATTTGCGCTTTTTTATAGTCCTTTGCAGGGAAGCCCATAAAACTTGCACTATACTTGTTATTTATCAAGTTATAGATAGATAGGAACACAGGCGATTTGCTACCTGATGAACTTGTTTTGCGAAAGCCTATCTCTGGAAATCCGCTGAGGCTCTTTCTGAAAGTAACAGGCTTAGAACTCTCTGCTTGCGCTCGTTGGAAAGCTGTGTAAAGGTCTGTGTTTGTCTTTGCTGCATTTAGTAATATCTCTTGGAAGAGATTCATTGCTAAAATATTAAAGATACCTTCAGAACTAGCAAAGTTCACTTTGTGTACAACTTCTTTTTCGCCTTGCTCGACGCCTGGTGTGATTGAATATGAAGTACTCTTTTCACTCGAATGCCCAGGGTCTAGCGTAATTTCAACTGCGCTGCCATCTCCATTTTCGAAAATCTCCGCCCAGTTCTTGTATGGCGAAGGATAACCGTTTGACGACGTTCCATCAGCATTGAATAAATGTGCGCCTACCTTAAATGGTGCGCAAGCGTTACCATCTGTAGATTTATTCCAGGTAGGGTTCAAGAACTCTGTAGCGTTGATTGCTACATTTGGATTGTTCTTATTGTAAGGCAGTTCGTCGATATTCCAAATAGCAATAGGAGTAGTTGGAAGTGCCTTTTTCACCTTGTCAAATGAGATAATCTCATCAGGATTATGAATGTCTCCAGACGTGTTCAAAATATCGTTTCTTCTTGCAATTGAAATTTTACCAAAGCGCACGAAACTGCCATTATCGTACACATCTTCGATGTCTGGCGTGTCATAAGCAAAGTTATCTAGCACTTGCTTAAAGTTAAGTGCTTTATCATAGATTCGAATAGAATAAAGCTTAACGTCGGCTTGCTCACTTCCAATGGTGAGTTCTTTCGCAACTCCTTGCTTCCAACTTGCACTGGTGTAGTCGAACATGCGTACAATGACACCATTAATGTAAAGATAAGCAAGGTTCACATCCTTTTCAGTGACGCTGCCACCACCAAGATTGTTGCGTGTGTGCGTTGTAGTTCCATCTATTACAAAGCTTACTTTTACTCTAGAACCTTCAGGGAAATAGGTAGTAACACTATCTGTTGCGCATCCGAACTCGATTCTGCCAGGATAAATTCTAAAGCCTACTCCTGCATGAAAGCATTGTGCAATAATTGCACTTTCGTTGCTACATACACCACTTTCAAGTTCAAGTTCAATTGTTCTACCTTGCTTATTACCATTTGCTCCAATGTCGGTTGCAAAGGGCAAAAAGT